ACCGTATAAAGCTTCATTCTGTGCTTTTAAATTAAAATAGACAAGTCGATCTTTCAAGCAAAGATTGCATAAAAAAAAGACCCCTCGCTTCGCTCGGGGTGACAAAGAGGGGCTCATAGCTACTCATGCAAATCTTGTAAGCGATAGTCTATATCGTCTATCCTTGCGTATTGGCAAAGGCTTAAAATTCTGCTTATAATTGGCTCGGCAAGGATATTTTGTAGCTTCTTTAAAGGCGTGTTCGTTGTGATAAAAAGGGGCTTCTTCTCGTTCCAGGCGGTGTAGATAATCTTCTCCACAAGCTTTAGCTCAATGCTCTCAATGTTTGCGTTTAAGTCGTCTATAAGGTAGCAATCGGCGTCTGGGTATCTATCCCAGACGCTTTTTCTGTAGGTAATGCAAGAGATGTAGAGAGGATTATTTACTTTATACACTCGCACAAGCTCAGCGATGGCGTAAGTGCATGCAAAGGTCTTCCCTACCCCAGCTGGACCTTCAAGAAGAAAACCCTTAGCGTTCTTATACCGCAAAACCACCCCTATCGCTTTAGTCTCCTTAATCAACGGAAGCTGTCTCAAGATGTTATTTGGGAAGTATCCGTAAGCTAAGATTTTCCTAATTTTATCAAAATCTCTTGGCTTTCTGTAAAGCCTTGCCACATTTTCAGCGATAAAGACCACATAGTAAGCCTCCCCGTCGTCGATTTCGGCTTCGGGGTATTTTGCTTTGAGCTCTTCTATGCTCTCAGCGACCTCATACATAGCTTAGTCCTCCTTCGAGGATTTAATATGCTGAAAATAGTAATCCTCCCCCCTTGCGTTATCTAAGCACCAGCGGTCCTCTTTTTTGCCCTGCATAGCCTTGATCTTGGGAAGCCTCAACCGGAACTCAAGAAGACCTCCTGTGCCTTTCTTGGCAGTTGCTTTTTTGCGGTATTCTTCGTAGTCGGTTTTTAAGTCGTCAATGGTTTCTCCGTTTCGCTCGTAAATTTGAATAAGCTCTTTGAAGTGTTTGCCTAAAAGCTCCTTATAAGTGACAAACCGCAAAGCCTCAGGGGGCTTATCATTCCAAAGCTTGAGATACCAGCCCATAAGGTGTTGAAGCTTTTTATTTAGCTCTGCGGTGTCGTCCTTAACCGCTGTTAGCTTATCTATCAGAAAGTTCAAAATAATCATGGCATCGTTTACTTTTCCTGCTTCCAGGAAATCAAGAGCCTGCTCAAGCCTTCTAACTATGCTCCGTTTGTCCATTCTTTTCCCTCCTTAGCTTTATTAACTTCTTTTTGATGGCGATGACGCTCCGGTTAAGCTCTTGAGAAAGCTCCTTAGCCTTCTCCCGATTAAACTTAAGCTCTGGGAAGGTTTCTCTTAGTCTTCTTAGTTCTTCCTCGCTCCAGAAGTAAGAATCCCTCGCCCCTTTGCGTCTACGGATTTCTCGGCATTTTTCCCGCCGGTAAAGGGGCTTACAATCTTGACAAATCACATGGGCTGAATTCATCGGGAAAAACTCCTTCCCGCAGATTTTACACTTCCGCATCCCTCCGCTTAGGTTTTGACAAAGCTCAGGCTTTGGGAGCTTCACCCGGTAGGTCTCTGGCTTTTGTGATACCACTTCAAGCAAGTTTGCTTTAAGCTGTGATCTTATAAGCCCATATACCTTTCGCTTGACATAAGAAAGCATAAACTCCGGCGGGTTTAGGTCGTTTATGATCTCATAAGGGGAAAAAATTCCTCGTTTTAGCATGGCTTGCCAGATTAAGCCTTCTCTCATTCCCTACCTCCCAAGCGTCTGAGCGATCTTACTAACCATGTCTTCGTTTAGCTGGCTGTTCATCCTCTTTGCTACTTGAAGCACAAAGACTATGTCAATAGTCGTCCAGTTCCTCTTTTTTGCTACTTCAAGGAGCATCTCGGGGTCGGCTTTAACCTTGAACTCCTTTAGCAACTCTTCAATGACCCTCTCGTTTATCATGTCAAGCTCCCGTTTGATAAAAACCCGTTTGTGTATGCTGTGTGGATAGGTGCTTATAACCTTTGGGATGGTTTTATCCCCGAGAAAGATATAGCTAAAGTTCAAGGCTGGGATTTCGCTTAGGTCCTTCAGCTCGTTCATCATCGTTGGTTTTCGTAAAATCCTTTGGGCTTCGTCTAAAATTAGAATAGGCTTGATGTTCAAGACCTCGCAGTAAGCTATCATCATGTCAAGCGTAGCCTCAAATGTATGCCTTGCCCCAGAGCCGATGGCATAGCCTATCATCCGGTAAAGCCTTCCTTTCGTGATGTCTCCATCCGGCACTTTTATGTAGAAGACATTCTCATGCTCGCTTGCCACCTTCTGAGCGGTGTAAGTCTTCCCCGTCCCCCATGCCCCCCAGATCAAAGCATGGACAGGTCCTGACACGCTCTTTCTTAAGTGGTTTATGCTGGCTATCGTTCCTTCTAAGATTTCTTCTACCGTCTGCATAGCCTACCCCCTTAGTTGATTTTTTTATCATTTTGGTCGATAACAAAAGGCTTATCTTCTGAAGAGAAAAGCTTTATAAGGTCGATCGTCCCAAAGTCTTGGACAGCCTCTTGAGTTTCTGGCTTAGCCTCCCCATTAGCCAAAACCTGAAAAACATCTTCTCCCGTCTGATCAATCTTTGGCTCGGGCAGGGCTTGCTCTAAGCGTTCAAGCTCGTCTGTCAGCTTCTTTTTCCGCCTGAGCACCCTCCTAACCTGAGCCTTGCCCTCTTTTAGCTCATGCACATCTTCAGGAGCCTTCTCGGTAAAGAGCACCGCCTCCCCAAGTTTAATTGTAAGATCTCGGTCGTAGACTATCAGCCGAGAAAGGTCGTCAAGGAACCGCACCGCTACTACCTCAGGATATTCAGTCTTCCTCCCAAGCTCGCACGCATCGGCTTTTATGCTTTCGCAATGGAACTCGTAGCGCTGGTTGTCTATGGTTATGGTGTTGTTTATCACTTTGCGGATGAACCGTTCAGCAAAGGCAAAGCGGAGCTTCTCCTGCTTGACCGGCTTTAGCTCAACCTGCTTAAGCATAAAGGCTGGGATGACCGGCTTATCAAAGTTTTCAAACTGATGCTCCATCTCGTTGTATTGCTGAATGGCTCGGAGCAAAGCGATCTCAAAGTCCTCTGCCTCTTGTTCTCTAATAAGTGCTTTCAGGTCTCGTATGGCTCGCTCGATAAGCTTTGAGTTAGGGGAATACGGGGGCACATGCTCAAGCTCAACCCCAAGCTCGGCAAGCCCCCTCGTGATAAGCTCTGACTTCAGCGTTAGCTCGTTATCCGTCTTGACCTTGTAAGGCAAGCCCCATGTGGAAAAGATGTTAATTAGGAACTTGGCTACATCATACTGGTCTAAAGCCTTGTTGTAATGCTTCGCTGTAGTCTCTTTGACCTCGAGCAAATAAGGCTCAAAGAAGAACCCGCTCCAGACCTCCCGGGCAAGCAAAATAAAGTAGTTTTTTCCTCTCCAGGTGTAGCCCGTTGCGTCTATTTCAATAACGCCGGGCTCCCTGCGAACCTTAGCCTTTGTCTGCCTGAAGGCTGGCATTTCTTTTAGGCTCCTTCGACGCCGTTCGAGCTTTTCCAGCCCGCCATACTCTTCCTTGATGAAAGCTTTTAGCCAGCGGTAGAAAAAGGCTCGGTTGTTTATGCCGACGGCGTGGAGCTCATCCCTCAGGATGCGGTAGATCTGGGAGAAGCTTAAGACCCTTGTTCGCCCCTTCTCCTCAGTTCTCGTTGTGAGCAAAGCTTTAATCTTGTCTTTTAGCTCCTTTGGAACAAAAATCTGTATAGGATTTTCTTTTATCCTCTCGTCGTATAGCCACTCCCAGATGGTAGACTTGCTTACATTAAGGATCTGGGAGATCTTGCTTATGGAAAAGCCAACATTATAAAGCTCTCTTGCTTTTGCTCTCTTATCTTTCATTACTTACCCCCTTTTAAACTTGCCATACCGCTCTTCCCACCATTCAGGGTAGAAGTAGCTTTCATACAGTTCTGGGTCTACATTCTGGATAAAGACGCCGAGCACTCCCTTTTCCTTACAGCCCTTCCCTCGCACGGAAATTAAGCGGGTGTCTACGAATTTTTTGATTAGCTTTAGCAAGAAACGCTCGGCTATATACCAATCCCACGCTATTGTGATGTGTAAAATCTTTCCGTAGATATCGTTGAAAAGCCAATCGAGCTGACCCTCGTCGTCAAGCGGTGGTCTTTCCTTTGGCGGTCTTCCGCCTTTGTTTTTGCGTTGATCTTTGAAGCGTTCAAGAACTTCTTCGTAGTTTTCCCCTTCCTTCTCCTCTATCCATTCCTTGTATAACGGGGGTTTCCCCCTGCTAAGGCGGAAAAGGTCTATCTCAGCCATCATTTTTAAGCGGAATTCCTTATCCTTGACAAACCGTTCCCTCAAGTGTTCGGGGACTTGCACTGGGTATGGCCAGTCTTCAGGCTCAGGAAGAAAGACGGGCTCATCCCGCCTGCGAGGCTCTGGCTTGTAGTCGGCTAAGACCTCGTCCTCTTCTTCCTCCTCTTCCTCTTCGTCGTCAAGGGGAAACCTTCCAGCGAGAAAGTCCTGAAGCTTCTTTTCTATATCGTTTGTGGTTGGAGAGGGCTCGGAAGGTTCGGAGGTCTCTGGTTTTAAGGGCTCGGAGGGGGGCTGGGTAGGTTCAGAGGGTTTGTTCCATTTTTGCAAATTTTGCAAAAATGAAACATCTTCTTTTTCCCACCTTGCTATTGTAGGATATGGGACGCCAAGTTTTTCTCCTACTTCTCTTACAGTTAGCCCCTGCTTCCTAAGCTCTAAGGCTTCCTTCTTTAGTTCTTCCTTTTCTTGACCCTTCATGCTCCGAAGCCAATAATACATAGTCCTTTGCGATACGGCGAAGATCTTCGTTAGCTCCGGAATATCTATCCCCAGCTTATAGAGCGTCTGGGCAAGGACGATCTTTTCTTCTTTCCTGAGGGGCAAGCCGTGCTTTAGGTTAGCTTCTATGGCTTTAATGCGGTAGTCAAGCTCGTCTTTGCAGTCAACGAGCTTAGCCTTGATGGTAGTTCTTCCTGCTCTCTTGTAAGCCTCAGTCCTATGCACTCCGTCAATGATCCAGTAAAAGCCATCCGGGCGTTTCCATACCAAGATGGGGTCAAAATCCGTCCCGTTTTCCACCATCTCCTTATACTCTTCAACCTTCTCCTCAACGGTCCCGGTGATGACACGAGGGAGAAGCCCCTGTGGGGTTTGCAAGTCCTTCAACTCAAGCTCAACGATCATGGCAACCCTCCTTTGTGAGTTTTTGTTGTAGATTATCCAAATAGGTTTTAGATACAACTTTGCGTGTTGTAACGCATTTTCCGTTTCGGTCTATCACTAAGGTTAGCAGGTAGCGTCCGTAGTAAGGCTTTGCGAAGTAGTGCCAAATGCTGTTCCCATTCTTCATGGTCCCAAGCTTTTCATACTCTTTGAAAAGAAGACTTGCTATGACCTCTGCGGTGTCCTTCCACATGGCTTTCTCCTTAGAATGGAAACTCGTCTTCCAAGCAATCATCGCAAACCCTCATCCTAAAACGCATGTTTAGCTTGATAACAAGAAGGGTATCCCCCTCTTCTTTGACCACTCGGTAGTAGTCCTCTCCTGCTTTGAAAACATCAGGGTCAACCCATTCAGGGTTGTCTACGACAAACTTTTCTCTGGTAAAAAAGTTCCGGCATTTAATTTGTTTTTGCCTCATCGTTTCCCTCCTTTTTATTTGTTTTTAGCTCATAAATGATTTTGACTTTTCTTACCCTTTCGGTTCCGCAGGCGATAAGCTTTTCATCCGGCCATTGCTCAAGAACAGCCCAGTTGACCTTTTTCTCTATGATGATGGCTTCCGTCCAGCCAAGCTTCTCAAGCTTCTCAAGAACTCCCCGAGCCTTCTTGACGGCGATCTTTATCTGCTTGATGAGCCTTCCAAGACGGGTCTCACATAGATCGCTATTTTCAAACAAGTCTGCAGAGTATCTTGTGGCAAGCTTCTCAAGCTCCTCTTCATATGTTCTTAAAGCTTGCTTGTGAGCCTCGATCTCTGGGTAGTATTTAGCTTGAAGTTTTTCAAGCTGTTTTTGATAACTTGTCTCAAGCTTTTCTAAAGCCTTTTTCTCAGCCTTAATCTTGGCGAAAAGCTCATCGACCTCCATGATGAGCCGATCTCTCTTGGTTAAGGCTTGCTCTTTTTTAGCTCTTGCGCTCGCTTTCATAGCGTTCAACCTCCCCTATTAGTTTATAACTTCCGAGACTAAAGGCGATCTCGGCTACCACTCCGGGTAGCGTCTTGCCTCTGATTTGAGCTTCTATGTCAAGCAACTTAAGAGCTCGTTTCCTAAGCCTCTTGCAGTAGTCCTCAATCTCTTGACTTGCCTGAGCAAGATAATAGCCCCCGCTATCTTTTTCGTGAGTAGAGAGGATCGGAATACCTTTCTTCCTAAGCTCTTCGATTAGAGCTCGAAGCTCTCGTGCTTGATTGTGCTTATTTGTGCAGGGCTTCTTAAAGACAAACTTATAGAGCTCGCCTTGATCGATTGCGTTCCCCCTTCCGACATGCTGGGAGAGGGCATAAAGGAGCCTTGCGATTAAAATTTCTTTTCTCTCAGTGCTTATAGCCATCGCTCACCCTCCTATTTGGTTTTAGGTTCTTCGCATTATTTTTGTCACCTCGAGTGAAGCGAGAGGTCTCCTTCCTCCTATTTAGGTTCTTCGCATGGCGGGATGTAGATCAGGGCTTGAGGATAAACCGCTGGGTTGATGTAGAGCCCTTCAGTTCTGGATGGATAGGAGCTTAGCTTATGCAAGATTGCAATCTGTAAAACGAGGCAAAGGATAAGCAAGACATAAAGCAGAAGGTTGCGTTGCGGTTTAGGCTTTTGCTGGTAGACCATCATTAAGCCCCCCTTTGTGTTTTTTGTAAATGAGATGACCCCAGAGGGTTTGCCCTTCCCTCTTCAGGATGGTAAAGAGGTAGAGCTTCTCTGAGGTCTCAAGCTCAAGGCTAAAGTTTGGGATGACCCAACGCCAGCGATACTTCTCAAGCTCAACGGCACTGATAGTCCGCCCGTCCTTATCCACTACGACGATACGCATTTGTGTCCTTTCCTTTTCTGGATTTCTTTCTCATACATGTAGACAATCTCAGGGCTGTTTAGAAGCTCGGCAACCGTTAGGACAAGCGGGCGGGAGACCCTGAGAAAACTCAGGGTCTCCCAAACTTTGTGATAATCGAGCCCGTTTTTACGGCAGAAATCGTAGAGCGAAGAATACCCTTCCCTTAATACCCTTTCTTTTATATAATCCTTCATATGGCTACCCTCCTTTAAGGTTAAGAATAATACAGTTCTGAATTTTTGTCAAGGGGGTGATTACAGTGGCTGAACAAAAAATAGAAATTATAGAAAGAATTAAAAAAGTAATAAAAGCTAAAGGTTTAACGCAGAAAGAGTTTGCACAAGCTATTAATCTGGCTCCTTCAACTATTACCGAATATTTTGCAGGAAGAGCCAACCCTTCTGATAAGGTTCTTAAGCTCATTTCAAAGGTTTTCGGCGTTTCCTACGAATGGCTCAAAGAGGGCAAGGGAGAGATGTTTGAGAAGGCAAGTTTTCTTGACATGAATATTAACGATATCTATTACGAGCTAAGGCAAAGGATGAAGGAGCAGTTCTGGAGTATTCCTGTAATTGGCAAGGTAGGGGCGGGCTTCCCTCAGGCTAAGGGCGACCTTGAAATCGTTGGCTATTTTGATATCCCTAAGATAAAAGGCTTAAAGCCAGAGCAACTTTTCGGGGCTATCGTGCACGGAGACAGCATGGCTCCAACCCTCCTTGACGGCGATACCGTTATCGCTAAAATTTACGAAGGGGATGCAACCAATATACCCAATAAAAAGGTCGTCATCGTGGCTAACCCTGACGGCGAGCTTTATGTAAAAAGGCTCTTCAAGGCAGACGGCAAGTTCATCCTTCTTTCAGACAACCCCTCTTACCCGCCTATCTACCCTGAGGAAGAAGGCTACCGGGTTATTGGCATAGCCATCAAATTTTATCGTGAGGGCAAGTTGTAAAAGCTCTTTGCAATCTTTGCTTGCCTTTTTTCACGGGTAGCATAGTTTTTTGGCATGAAGCTTGACTGGGAGCTTGTGCGGGAGATCCTTCTTAAGCTTGAAGAGCTCCCGGAGCAAGAAGGGCGGTTAATGCCCCATGCCTTTCAGCCTTTTCACGACTGGGAGAAAGCATCCTACCATATTAAGCTTCTCTACCAAGCAGGATTAATCGAGGCAGACTGTATTAAATCTCTGGGCTCTCCTCCTATCTACTACGCCATTAGCTTAACTTGGCAAGGGCATGAGTTTTTGAACAGTATTCGCAACCCATCCGTTTGGAACAAAGTCAAAGAAAGGGCAAGGGAGCTTGGGTTAAGCTTGACCTTTGACCTTGCTAAAGAGCTTGCCAAAAACATCGTCCTGAGCCTGATCAAATAAAGCTCTTTGCAATCTTTGCTTGGTTGGAGGCTTATATGTAATATTTTATTTATATGCAGTATGCAACTCTCGGGGATATCGTCTTTAAGGTCTACTCTTACCTTGAGCATAAAGAAACGAACGAATATGCGGTAGCCAAGCATAGAACCATCTTTGCCCCTTCAAGCTTGCAGTTTCTCGGGGATGAGCTCTTAAGCCTTGAGGTCAAAATAGGCTTCCATCGGGATTTTTGCAACCCGCTCGAGGAGTATCAAAAACTTAGAGACCTTGCCAAAGAGGGCTTGCCGAAAAAATTAATCATCGCTGAGCAGGTATACGGAGACTTCGTCATCGAGAGCATCACCGCAGAGGTTAAGCAGGTTGACATGTGGGGAAAGCCTGTTGCCGTATACTGCAATGTAAAGCTTACGGAATACCGAGAGAAAAAGCTCCAGACAAAGAAGGTCAAAGCAACGAAGAAGAAAGCCCCAGCCAAGAAGAGCTCGCAAGAGCAAATACAACCCTATAAACCCATCATCACGAGGTAAGCCTTATGGAATATCTCATTTACATTGCTAAGCAAGGGGACCGCTGGGACACTATCGCTTGGCAGTTCTACGGAGACCCATATCTGTATGAGCCTATTATTCGTGCAAACCCTCAGTATCTTGGCTTGCCCTACCCACCGCCCGGTGCAAAATTGCAGATTCCAATCATAGAAGTTGACGACGAGCCAGAGGTCATAAAAGCCCCATGGCAAACAGAGTAGAGTTTTACAAGCCCTTTCTCTATGTTGAGATAAACAACAGGGATGTTTCAGCCTATATTACGCCCTACCTTCTTAGCTTTCGCTACATAGACAACGACGGCTTAGATAAGAACGAAAGCGATGATGTAGAGATAGAGGTTGAGGATAGCATCGGTTTCTTCAGGAAAAACCCTCCTGCTCGGGGCTCAAGCCTAAAGGTCCGCTTTGGCTATGAAGAAGCAGTGCGGGATGCTGGCGTCTTTTTCATAGACAGCTACACCTTCAGATATTCCCGAGAAGGAGCAACCTTTACCATCAAGGCTTTAGCCAAAGATGTCAAAGCAAGCTTCCGAACCTTGAAGACTACCGCTTTTGAAAACACAAGCCTAAAGAAGATAGCTCAAGACATAGCCAAAAAGAATAACTACAAGCTTTACTTTGAGGGTTCGGACATCACCTTTCAACGGATAGATCAATACAAGCAAAAAGACTTAGAGTTTTTATCTCAGCTTTGTAAACGCTACGGATACACCTGCAAGATTGCCGATGGGAAAATCGTCATTCAAGGGGTGGAAAGCATCCTTAATCGCAATGCCATGTTTGTGCTAACGCCTGAATGGGTGATAGACCTTGAGATAGAGGTTTCAAGTTTGAACGCTGGGACGGTCGATGTGGTCTACTTTGACCCAAAAAAGAAAGAACAAATCGCAGATAAAAAGAAGACTGAGGTAAAAGCAAGTCAGGACAAGCAGATGGAAAGGGTAAGGGTAGAAAACAAGTCGCAGGCTGAGAGAATAAGCAAGGCTCAAAAAACGCTAAACGAGATGAAAGAGTTTAAGGGAAGGCTTACTTGTGTGGGCATCCCTTCCGTTTATGCCAGCGGAAGCATTGAGCTTAAAGGTTTTGATAAGTTTGACGGGGTCTATTATGTCTCTCAGGTTGAGCATGAGATAAAAAGGGATGGCTATACAACCAGAATAGAGTTCTTAAAAAAACCGGGAGAAAGCAAGGGTAAAGGGGGTAAGAAAAAATGATCCGTCGGGGCATAGTGGTAGCGGTTGACGAACAGACAGCAAGGGTAAGGGTGCAGATGCCAGACCTTGACGGCTTGGTTTCTAACTGGCTCCCAGTCGTGCATCACAAGACCCAGAAGGACAAGGCTTATTGGCTTCCTGACATCGGGGAATATGTAGTCGTTGCCTTTGACGAAGAGGGAGAGCATTCAGACGGTTATGTGATAGGGGCTATTTACAACGACAAGGATGCACCGCCAGTTGTCAGCAAAGATAAATTCTTTATGCGATTTGAGGACGGGACAGAGATTGAGTATGATAGAAAGTCTCACCTTTTAAGAGTAAAGGCACAAACGGTTCAAATTCAAGCGGGAACGGTCATCATTGAAGCCAATGTAAATGTGATCGGAAATGTTGATGTTAGCGGAAACATCCACGCCACAGGCTCCATCATAGACGAGGGCGGGAATACTCCTCACCACAGCCACTGACCCTTTGCAATCTTTGCTTGAAAAATCCTTGCTTCGGGCTCAATCTTAAACCTTAAGATGGAGATAGGGGTTATCTCGTTTATTTTCCAGGGAGGCTGGGTTGCTGGCATTGCCTTCTTGCTCTATCTCCTCCTTAGGCTGGAAAAAAGGCTTGGAAGCTTTGAAAACAAAATGAAAAAGCTTGAGGAAAAGCTTGAGGCTTTTCAAAAAGAAATGGTGAGCAAGGAAGAATACTACCGAGATGTGAGCGGATGGAGATGCGAGCTAAACAGGCTTATCTCTAAACTTGAAGAACTACAGAAATACGGCGTTACAAAAGAGGAATACTACCAAGACATAAGCGGTTGGAGAGGAGAAATACTGAGGCTTGAAGATAAGCTTTCTAAAATCTTAGATAAGCTATGGGAGGTTCGAGGATGATTAAAAGCCTAAGGGGTTTGATATTAGACTTTCTCAAAAGGATTTATCCTCGTGAGATCGAAGAGCTCGAGATCATTGCGGTCTTCTATCAATACTACAGGGATACGGAGATAAGGCAGGCTCTTGCTTACCTTGCGGACAAGGGCTATGTGGATGTTAAGAAAGTGGTCATCCCATACAATAAAAGACGCTATAGGACGCTTTACAAGATCACTCCAAAGGGAATTGACCTCCTTGACGGCGAGATCGTAGATGATACCGTCCTTCCCCCTGAAGATGCTTAAGGAGTTAAGGAGTTGCCATGCCAAAACGCAAAAAAGCCGAGCTCTACGACCTTATCCAGCGAATAGTTTATCTATACGAGGAAGAAAAGAAGGATTTTAGAACGATAGCAAGCTTGCTCCGCTCAGAGGGCTACGATATCTCCCGCTCAACGATACACCGAGCCTACCGGGACTATAAAGAGCTTGCTAAGCAATACAACGAATGGTGGGACAAGATAAAGATCCTCGTTGAGCAAACCCAAAATAAGCCAACAAGCTTCATGCTCTCTGCCCTTGTCTCCATCCTCACCCAGCATGTGCTTGAGTTCGTGAAAGACATAGAGTTTATGGAGTTTGAAGAGCCCGGAGAACTTATCAAAGCGGTCAAAGAGCTAACGCAGATGACAAAAAGCTTGGAGGAATACGTCTCTGCAAAATTGCAGAAAGCAGTGGAAAAGATAGAAGAGGAGGGCAAAAAGAGAAACATAGACCCAGAGTTTTTAAGGCTTGTGAAGGAGGAAATTTATGGAGTTTGACAAACTCCTCCTTCCTTATCAGCGCCATGCCCTTCAGAAGATGCTTGAGAAAAAGTATTCCATCCTCATGTGGTCAAGGCAGACGGGTAAGTCCTTCGTGGTTTCCCTTTTTGCAGTCTTGCGGGCTATTGAGAGAAAAAACCATCTCGTAGCCATCATATCACCCACCGAAAGACAGTCTAAAGAACTCATGGAAAAGGTCAAAAGGCATGTGGAATTTTTGAGACAACTTGGCAAGCTAACTGGTGATGTGGAGTTTTTTGAGGACACGCAGACCAATGTGCTTGAGGTGAGGTTCCCAAACCGTTCTCGGATTATCGGACTTCCCGCAAACCCTGACGGCGTGCGTGGCTTGACTGGTGATGTGATCTTGGAAGAAGCGGCCTTTTTCAAGGACGGCTACAAGGTCTATCAAGCTATATTCCCATCCATCACAAGGAACAGGGACTTTAAGCTTGTCGTAATCTCAACTCCGAAAGCGAGAAACGATATTTTCGGACACCTCTGGCAGATGTCCGAAGGGAACGAGCTGTGGTTTAGGCAAAGGCTAACCATTTACGACGCCGTCAAGCTCGGGCTTGATGTGGATGTGGAAGAGCTAAGAAAGGGCGTGCCAAACCAAGATATATGGCTTCAAGAGTATTTGTGCGAGTTCTTAGACGAAGAATCTCTCCTCCTTCCTTACG